GTGCGCCGGTGACTGTTTATCGTGAGCTGCGCAGAATGGCAGACAGTGAGACCGCCCTCGGCCTGAGCGTTGAGTTTGCAGCCGTTCACGATGCCGCCGATCAGGGGCAGTGGGCTGAATACGTGAACGCCCAGGGCGGTCCGTTCGTGCGTCGTGACGAGCTGGCGGTTCGCACCTGGTATCAATCGGGCGACGAGCTGAACGAATACGGCGAGGAAACAGTGCGCATCAAGGGGGTTTATTCCACTGCCGTGGGTGACGACACGCCAATTCTGACGCGCCTGACACAGTGGAAAATTGTTTCGGAAAAAGCCACCGAACAGGCTGGCATCGCGGACGTGCCACTCTCTGTTTTGTCAGTTGATTCTGCCTTTGATTTTGTTTTTGACCTTGAGGGCGCGCCCGCGTCCTCTCGGAGTTCTGTCAATAACTGTACGGGGAGATCGGGATCTGAGGATGCGGCGACACCGGGAAGTGATGGCCCAATAGACTTCAAATCACTGAGTAGGCGAGAACGGCGGCAAATGCTTAACAGGATAAGGGCCGATGCCGTGGTGAAAAAACGGCTCAAACTCACCTGGCCCGCAAAAACCGAGGCTGCTTGCGATAACGTGATCGATCAGGTGCGCGACTTTACCGGAGAGACAATTAGCCGGGGGGTGGCCGTTCGTCTGATAAGGGGGGTAGAAACTGTTATCAGCGGCGAAATGTTCCGAAGTACCGCCGCTGGTGACTTAGTGCGCAACCACAAAAGATGTGACCCGTTGAAAATATTAGCCAGATTTGAGCGGCTACGCGGCTTGGTTGTAGGCGCTTCCGCTTTAGAGTGACCTACATGCCTGATGTGTAATAGGTTTACTGAGATCAAGGTACGGCCAGCTTTAGGGGATATTACCTGTCAAAGGTAAAAAAAAGGTTCACATTCGGAAAATGTTTATATACTGTATGTATAAACAGTGTTTTGTGTAAGGGGAGGAAACATGAATGATTATCTTTTGGAGTCGGTTAAGCTCCAGCGTATTGATTTTTTTATGAAACTTGTTGCTGATAGTGATTGTGACGAGGAAGAAAAACGTTTAGCTATACAGTGGGTATCTGAACTGACTGATGAGCTAATGGCTAAGCTTAGAGACTATGAGCACAGGCGCACGATTAGCCTGGTTGAGTAGTTTAGGCTTGGTGAACATCATTTAGTAACCGGCTGATCGCGAGGAAAATTTTAGTTAGGCCTTCCAGACAACTATAACTAGTAGCTTGTTTGGGCTTCTTAATTTACATTCTCTGAACTCGCTAGTTAGACACTAGGCTTCTTAAATGTTATGAAAGGGTATGATGTCATATGAATGACTTGATGATAGATACGGAAACTCTGGGCACATCTGTAGGCTCCCCTATTATTTCCGTTGCAGCCGTTTTCTTTGATCCTGAAAGCGGCACTATTGGCAGGACTTTCTATCGTATTGTACAGCTCGATTCTGCTTTAAAGCATGGTCAAATTGAACCTTCGACCCTATCATGGTGGATGGCTCAGTCAGATAAGGCTAGAGAGATATTTGCCAGTTCGGAGTCGTTCTTACTTGAGGACGTGCTGAATCAGCTTAGCTGTTTTATCAAAAGCATCAGCGACCCTAAAGAAGTTAGGGTATGGGGTAATGGGCCTTCGTTTGATAATGCGATTTTAGCCTATGCCTATAAGTCCTTTGGCCAACAACTACCTTGGGCATTTCGTAATGATCGTGATGTTAGAACGATCGCAGATTTAGCTAAAAGATTGAAAAATGTAGACGCTATTTCACTGACAAAGCGTCATGGTGTACATCACAATTCGCTTGATGATGCAGTTTATCAAGCAGCTTATGTGTCCCTCGCCTACAAGGCATTAAAGGAATAGTGCATGTCTATTGAACTCATAGATGTTAATGATTGGCGCACGGATGACGAGCACGCTATTTTTCCAATAGGTGCTCGCGATAAAAAGATGCTCTGGTCGCCAGATAACTTCGCTGGCAACTTGAAGCCCAATTGGCCGTATCTTTTTAAGCTTTCTCGGGAAGCTTTTCCAGACCAGTTTTGGATGGAAACTATAGCTTACATAATAGGAACAGCTATGGGGATAAGCGTGCCTAAAGCCCTCCCCGCCACTCGAATCGGGGATAACGGTGAGAGAGTGTATGGTGCTTTACTGGAGTGGTTTTACGACAAAAATCTTGACTATTTTGTGCATGCGTCCGATTTTTTTCATGTTTTAAACAAAGAGTTTGATGATCAGTCCGGGATGCATCATAACCTCGACGATTTGAGGTTTATTTGCAGGACTTTCAGTATAAGGGGCGTTATCAGTTCTGATTGGAGTGGCTGGCTGTGTGACATGCTCCTCTTAGACTCTTTGATTGGCAACAGCGATCGTCACCAAGAAAACTGGGGCATAGTTTTCACGCTGCAGCGGGGCGAAGATGGCATGCCTTTGAAGAGTGAGAAGGGCGAATTTATCACCCGCGGCAAACTTTCACCATTTTTTGACAATGGCACAAGTTTAGGGCATGAGCGATACACGGATAAAATCGCTTCATGGAATCTTAAAACCCTAGACGGCTACATTGAGAAAGGGAGCCATCACTTAAGGATAAATCGTGATGAAACTAAGATTCGCTTAGGCCATCTTGAGTCAGTTCGAGATCTAGCAGCCGATGCAACTTTGTTGCCTCAAATTCAGAGTAGGCTAGGCTTTAATATAGAAGATGTTTGCGGCACAATACGCGCGCTTACAAGCATACCAGCCGGTGATGGCTCGCTTACTGTAGAACGTGCGGAGTGGGTTGTAAGGCTGTTGAAACGCCGACATACGAGGTTAAAAATAATTACTAATATGCGTACAATCAATCACATTGTCGAACCCATGAGGTTATGGCTAACCTGGCAACCTGCCGGGGGTGGTTCTCGTTATGTCGTAGGGTTTATTGATCGAATTGAAGGTGATCAGTACACCTTTACGTATAACTTTGACACTATCGAATTCCATGCTGCTGTGGAAAAGGGATTTCAGGGACACCCTGCTTTTCAGATCAAGCAGCAGATACATACAAATAATGTTTTAGAGCCTTTTTTACGCAGGCTTCCACCAAGAAAACGCAAAGATTTTTCTGAGTATCTACGTCAACATTTGCTGCCTGCTGATTTCTCAGCTTCAGATTTCGCGTTGTTAGGTTACACCGGTGCAAAATCACCGGCTGATGGGTTTAGTTTGATCAGTGACCCTGTAGTCTTTGATCAGAAATGTGAACTGTTGCTTGAAGTCGCAGGTACTCGTTATCAATCAGGCTTAAACTTAGATAACGTATCAGTTGGTGATTCAGTGACGTTTGTTCACGAGGCAGACAATGTCCACGACAAGGATGCTGTTGCTGTAGTGCATGCCACTGGAAAACTTGGGTATGTCAACAAAGTTCATTGTAAAGCTGTAAAGGCTAAATTGCGCTCAAGTAAAATGCATGCATATGTCGCCAAGAAAAATGGTACACCTGCAAGGCCACTCGTTTATCTCTTAGTAGAGTGCGAGTAGGTCATGCATTAACTGGGTGCATGTTTTTGCATGCTTCCAAGTATCGGTGTTAGAACAGTGCCCGCCTTTCATGGCGGGCTTTTTTATGAGCTTGCAACTGCATGAAAAGCGCCCTATAAAGCGGGCAGGCGTGGCGGGGATAGCATTGCGCGCTGGCCCCTGTAGATGTATGGCTGAGGCGCAGCAGGCCGCACGCTGGCGGGTTATCTGGCCGTGGTCTAAATCGTGGTTGTTTAATGTAGTGCGTGCAGCAGCGGCCCTCTGAGAGCGTTACAGAGGGGGCTGATTCGTGGGGAAGTTTGGTGCGGTCGGGGCTATGAAAAAAAGGGCCCGATTGCCGGGCCGTGATCGTCGTATCAGGTAGGAGTGTTGTCCAGGCTGTAGGGGCGGAACGTGATCACCTCGTCCCCGAGCCAGGTGTTAATCTCTTTCATTCGCTCCTGTAGTGGCGTAAGTTCGTTGCGAACAAACACCTGAGCCGCTTTAACTACATCGCCGAAGCCGCCCTCGTTATCCGGGATTATGCCCATCATCTGCGGTGGCACCCGATGCGCGGCCAGCAGGTCATCACGGCTGGCCTTTTTGATATTGAAAAAGTCATCTTTGGTGGCAACCTCGCTGAGCGGCAGGATCTTAATTCCGTCCGGCTTTCCGTTCGGTGCGTACATGAACAGATTTCGGAAGTTGCCCACGCCTTTTGTATCTCGCATCGCCTTGCGCATTTGCTCAATATCGCTGCTGCTCTGCGCGGCGTCGGTCATATACAGGATGTAGCCCGCGTGCGCGCCGTTCTGGTAATACTTGCGGCGGTACAGCGTGGCCGCTTCATTCAGCCATGCTGAGTTAAGCGCGCTCAGGTATTCCGGCAGGCCGTAAATCTCCTGGTTAACATCAGGCTCCAGCAGCTGGAACACGCTGCCCGGTTCAAAGCGGTGTGCGTCCTTCCAGTCGTTGATAAACCAGTACACGTCAGACTCAACGCCGCGCCGGGTATATTTCGCCGGTGAACACTCCACACGGAACCCTTTGCCGAGGGCGTTTTTTCGCAGTTCCGGGAAACCGTTGCCGAAAGTCAGATAGTCCAGCATGATGCGGCTAAAATCCTGCTGGCTGAGCATCGGGTGCGGGATGTAGGTGGACAGCAGAATATTGCGCTTAACGTAAATCGGCGAGCTGTGATGCACAGCGGCGCGCAGGCTTTTCGCCAGACCATGGAAGCTCACCGGCGGCTCGTACCAGCGCCCGTTACTGATGCACTCGGCGTAATCCAGAATATCGCGCTTATCCAGCACTGGGATCGGCTCGCCAAAGCTGAACGCCTCGGCCTGCTGCGCTTCTGGCTTAACTTGCTCTGACTGGTTTTGAAAAGCCTTGCGGCCCCTGCGCTTGCTCATTAGTAAAACTCCATAAAGTTTGGACTCTGACCACCGGCGGCGGCGGTCAGTGGTTCGTTTAACAGGGCGTGCATGATTGCCCAGGCGACGTCAGCATGGCTGGCTTCCTCGCTGCGGCTGGCTTCATAGGTTGAACGGTTGCCGCTGGCGGTCATCGTCTTGCGGATCGCCATGAAAGACTGCGTGATATCGGTATTCCCGGCGTCGTACTCCAGGCGACCACTGGTGATCGTGTCTTTGGCTTTCAGCACCATGGCGGTTTTCACCTCCGGCGAGTAACGGATTTCGCGCGCGGCGGGGAAGAACTGGCGGACCAGCTGAAAAACGCCCTGGCCGATGCCGGTGGCGTCAATACCGATGTACTCGACGGTATATTTTTCTGTCAGCTCTTTGATGGATGCGGCCTGCGCGGCAAAGTCCATGCCGCGCCACTGGTGGCGCTCAAGGACGCGGAACTTACCGCCCGGCACCAGCGGCGGCGCGATAACCGCACAGCCCGCGCTGTCGCCCGTGTGGGACGGGTCGTAGCCAATCCACACCGGGCGATAGTCGAACGGGCGCAGGGCGAACACGTTAAAGTCAGTCCATTCCTCCATGCTGTCGATCATGCAGCCCTGCAGTTCGGCGAACGGGAATACGCTCGCCTCGTCGTCAACAAATTCGCACATCAGCAGGTTCTGGTACTCGGACGGGCTGTATTCGAGCGACAGCTGATCCAGGTCAAACAGGTTGCAGCCGCCGGTCAGCGCATCTTCAACGGTGACAATCTGCCGCCACTGGCCATCAGCGCACAGCGAGCCGCCGGCGAGATGGGTGTGGCTCAGGTCCAGTTCGATGCGGTCGGCGCGGTTGCGTCGGCCCTTGTTGAACAGTTCGCCGGACCAGAACGGGTAGGCGCTGTGCGACAGACTCGACGGCGTGGAGAAATACGTGGTGCGCCATTTCTTGTGCAGCGACATGCCGCTGGCGACCTTGCGCAGCTCCTGGAACTTCGGGATCCAGAAATATTCATCGAGATAAAGATTGCCCGTGTAGCTCTGCGCGGTGCGCACGTTGGTCCCGAGGAAAATCAGTCGCGCCCCGTTCGGCAGCACAATCGGATCTCCCTTCAGGTCAACATCGACAAGGCGGGCAAAGTCGATAATGTAGTTTTTAAAGACGTGGGCCTGCGCCTTGCTGGCCGAGAGAAAGATTTGGTTGCGGCCGGTCACCAGCGCATCGATCAGGGCTTCGCGGGCGAAGTAAAACGTCGCGCCGATCTGGCGTGACTTGAGAATGTTGCGGATGCGGTGCGCCAGCCCGGCTTTATGCCAGTGCAGCTGGTACTCAAAGCAGCCATCCATAAACAGAGAGGTCAGCTTTTCCGTGGCCTCTTCGCTGAACTCGTTTTTAGACGGCTGCTGACGTTCACCCCGGTTGCGGTTGCGCACGTTGGGATTGAGATCGGCCTCGTTGCCGCTGCTGCGGTAGCGCTCGACGCGCGCCAGCCGCTCAATCTGTCGCCCGAGTGCGTCTATCTCCTTGTAATCACCATTCCCCTTAACCTCTTTCATGATGAGCTGAATTAACCGCGCTTCCATGCTGGCCTCAACGCGGCTGATGGGGGCAATGCTTTCCCATTCGTCGCGGAGTTTCCAGCTCTGCACGGTCGGCGTTTTGATGCTGAGCGTCTCCGCTATCTGGCGCACAGAGAAGCCCTGCCAGTAAAGCAGAGCGGCCTGACGGCGCGGATCGCTGATGATGGTGCCGGGTGTCG